TCTTTTACTTTGTCCATAAAAAGACTCCTTTTTAATTAATAATCAAATTATATCATTAAGGAAAGTTAGCAACCCTTACAGTATTGCAAGACGGTAAATAATAAAAGATAGTAGTAAATTTCCGCAATCGTCAGCGATAACTGATTGGCAGAGAGGTGATAAAAATCTTAGCTACTGACTATATAGATTCTCATAAAGATAAGAATGGTAACGTGCCGATCATACTGAATTGTGGTGTGAAGCATAAGAACAGAATTATCGTCCTAAAGGTATCAGCTGATTTTGCAAAGTGGATTTACTTAACATCGGGAACAGGCGCTTACTACACAAGTGCAATAAGGACCGTTGACAAACAAAATGTATTCGGAGTAACAGAATTATATGCGGATCATTTTCCAAACTTGAGAATAGAGGAGGGATAAGATGGTACCAAGTAGCATAAAGGTAGCTGGTATGACATACAAAGTTGAAGAAGTGCCGTTTGTTGAAATTGATGGAGACAGAAACTTTCAAGGGGTCTGTCTCTATCCTGAGACTACCATCCAAGTTCTTGATTCATTGTCTGAATCTCGAAAAGAACAAACTTTTGTACATGAGCTGACACACGCTATTTTTTATGAAGCCGGGTTTGAAGATCAAGACGAAGACATGATAAACCGAGTGTCCTTGGTTCTACATCAAGTTTTAAAGGATCGTCATTTAGAGGTGAAATAATGGAAGAAGAACAATTTTACATGAAATATACTCGTGGTTACCTAGTTTATGTAAAAGACGATAACGGCAGACGAGTAAAGGTTACATGGAATGAGTTTTTTGAAAGCTATGATCCAAACAAGAGAGTTAACTTTCAGGATTTGGTTGAACTTATTCCAGTTGATGAAAAATACGAGAAGGCTCGTGATCAAATGGAATTTGAAAAGCTAATCCGGAGAGAAAATGAACCGATTGTAGATCAACTAGATTTATTTCATAAATATAGCGAACCAATTGATTTTGATAAATTGGTAGCAAATTTAAAGCAGGAGCAAGCCGATGAATCGTAAAACTATCCTTGTATCATTACTAGCAGCGATTTCAGCCACAAGTTGGCTATCCTATACAATAGTGGACCAGCAACAGCAGATTGAGCAGTTACATGAACAGCTGCAGCATGAGCAACTAAAATACAAAATGCTCTATCGTGATCCTGTGGTTAGGGAGGCAATTGAGAGTGGAGGGTGAAAGAATGTTTTTGTTAATTGATGAATTGAACCGAGTTTTTGAAAACGAACTCGTTGATAAGATAAATAAATATAGCAGCTTGGGATATTCTGTTGAAGTTAAGCCATTACGTCGAGGTCCCATATCACCCAGCATAGTTTTGCAGACGGTATACAAAGTGAATGTTTATAAATGGGTGGAGAATTAATGATGGATTTTGCAGTAGCAATTTTTTTCGCAGTCGTAGCGACAGTGGTTGCAAGCGTGATTTTTGGTAAGGAAGACAATAAGGAGGGCAAGTGATTGGAAATTAATGTGCATGAGCTATCAGACAAACAATTAGATGAGCTAGCTCTAAAAATTCGTAAAGGAATTCAAAAAGACAGGGAATATGAGAAAAAGCAGTTCAAGAAAAGAGCTTTTCACAATGCAAGGTTGCTGATGAACAACTACCACAAGTTGAAAGCCCATAGTGAAGCAGTTGAGGAGCATGTAGAAGAAGTGCAAGGCACATTTTGGGAACATAAGTGGTTAAATCTTGATTTGTTGATGCAGAATAAAGCAAAATCTGTGAAGCTAATGAAACATGTTGATATATGCTTAGAAGCTTATAAAGAAATTTGCCTTTCGACAGGTAAGCCAGAGGACAAGCGCAAATGGCGAATTATTAACAAAAAGTTCATTGAGCGTCCCTTGTTGAATGATGACAAATTGGCAGAACAATTGCATGTTGATCGTTCTACTATTAGTCGCAACTGCAAAGAGGCGCTTGAAGATTTATCTGTAGTGCTGTTTGGTATCGACATGATTAACGATTGGTAACCCGATGCACAAAACATGCACACACATGCAACAAATCCAGTGATAATATAGTAGTATAGAAAATTGTAAATAACAGGGCGCACTCCTTTATGATCAGTTGGCATACCTACTTTCGTGATTCTCCTTTTAGCGCCCTGTATTTAATTAAGACGGCATCCAAAAATTTAAAATGAATGGAGTTGAACACACTCCTTATCTTCATTCGCTAGCTGTCTTAAGACAGGAATTGGCTCAGTTTGGTAGAGCGCTACTCTTGGGCAGTAGAGGTCGTAGGTTCAAATCCTGCATTCCTGGTTGGGAGTTGTCGATTAGATTACTCACATGATCTTTGATACTTCCTACTAAAGTAAAGATGAAAAGAAAGCGGTCCTATTATGGACCGTTTTTTGTGGTTAAAACATTACGGAGGCGGTGGCGTTGATGTGCAGAAATGGGAGTTAGCATACATAGATTATCAAAACGGCATGAAGTACAAAGACATAGCCGCTAAACATGATGTATCTATCAATACAGTTAAGTCTTGGAAGTCTAGAAAGTGGAATGCACCTCCTGAAATAAAGGGTGCAACCAAAAAAGAAAAGGTTGCACACAAAAAAGAGGTGCAACCGGTAATAGATAATGATGATCTTACAGAGCAACAAAAACTGTTTTGCCTTTACTATTTAGAGTATTTTAACGCTACTAAAGCATATCAGAAAGCGTACAATTGCGATTATCAAACAGCTAACGCCAACTCATATCGAATGATGGTAAATGATGGTATAAAAGCAGAGTTGCATAGACTAAAAGCGGATTTGCAACAAGATGTATTTCTTGATGTTAAGGATTTGATAAAAGAGTACTTAAAACAGGCTTTTTCAGATATAACCGATTTTACAGAGTTCGGACAAGAAATAGTTCAGTTCAGTGATGGTAGCGAGGGTCCAGTGTCATTTGTACGATTAAAAGATTCGGATTCGGTTGATGGCACTCTTATTCAAGAAGTGAAAAAAGGCAAGGACGGTGTATCTGTTAAGCTTTACGATAAACAAAAAGCAATGTCAGAACTTATGAAATATCTTGGTGGAGATCGGTTGCGAGAAGTACAGATTGCTGCAGCTATTGCTAAGAATAAGGATGGCAGCGAAGAGTTTGAGATGGAAGACGATGGTTTCTTGGCAGCATTGGAAGCTGAAGGTGAAGAACTATGGACAGAAGAGTAAAACAGGCAGTATTTAAGTTCAAACCTTTCAGTAAAAAGCAGAAGATGATTCTTACGTGGTGGACCAAGAAGTCTGCTGTCAAAGACAAAGATGGAATAATAGCCGATGGCGCTATTCGTTCAGGCAAAACTATTTCAATGTGTTTATCATATGTCATGTGGGCTATGTCAACATTTGACAGTAAGAACCTTGGTATGGCAGGTAAGACAATCGGCTCGTTTCGGCGGAATGTTCTTTTTTGGTTAAAACTCATGCTTCTATCAAGAGGATATCGATACAAAGATCATCGTGCTGACAATATGTTGGAAGTCACTAAAAAAGGCAATACCAATTACTTTTATGTTTTTGGTGGTAAAGATGAACGATCTCAAGACTTGATTCAAGGTATTACATTAGCTGGCATGTTCTTTGATGAGGTAGCACTTATGCCAGAATCATTTGTAAACCAAGCGACTGGGCGTTGTTCCGAGAAAGGTTCCAAGTTTTGGTTTAACTGCAACCCAGATGGTCCATACCATTGGTTCAAAATGAATTGGATTGACAAGATCAAAGAAAAAAATCTGGTGTATCTTCACTTTACGATGGATGACAATCTTAGTTTAGATGAATCTATCAAGAAGAGATATCGCAGCATGTATTCAGGAGTCTTCTACAAACGGTATATTCTTGGTTTGTGGACAGTTGCTGAAGGTATCATTTACGATATGTTTGATCAATCAAAGCATGTCTACAATAAATTAGTTGATTTCATCTTTGGTGATAATTATATAAGCATTGACTACGGTACGCAGAACGCTACCGTATTTTTGTTGTGGCAAAAAGGAAAAGATGGCATCTGGTATTGCGTAAAAGAATTCTATTATTCTGGACGTGATAGCAAGAAACAAAAGACCGATAGTGAATTTGCTGATGAATTACAGAAGTTTACAGAAGGCATCCGCATTAAAGAAGTGATTGTGGATCCGTCCGCTGCTTCTTTTATTGCCGAATTAAAGAAGAGAAACTTCAAAATAAGAAAAGCAAAAAATGATGTGCTAGATGGCATTCGTTTTGTTGGTACTCTTCTTAACGAAGAAAAAATAGCGTTTAATTCCTCTTGTGTGAATACCCTTAAGGAATTTAGTTCCTATATATGGGATTCTAAAGCAATGGATCGTGGGGAGGATAAGCCAATAAAGCAAAATGACCACACAATGGATGCTGTAAGATATTTCGTTTACACGATTATCTTCAAGAGCAACAAAGTCAAAATTACTAATCGTCCTACATGGATGGAATAAAGAAGGTGAAAGAATGGCAATTGCTATTGATCGTGAATTAGTTGGTGATATTAATAACCCTAGTATGGAAGTAATTAATTTTTGCATGGATGAGCATAAGAAAGAAATACCACGGCTGGATATGTTGTTTGATTACTATGAAGGTAAACCGCACAAGATCGGACAAACGAAGATTCGAACGCCACACGATATGGACGAAATCTTTGTCAATAACGCAAAATATGTAACGGATATGATGGTAGGATTCACTGTCGGCGCTCCTGTATCTTATGCACCAGCAAAAGATAAAGATATTACACCTGTAACCGATGCATTAGAAAAGATGAAAATTAAGAAGCACGATAAGGAATTAGAAAAAGGTTTATCAACA